TGCTATATTAAAATCTGGATGTCGGTTGAGAGCCTGAATAAGGACGGACCCCATCTATGTTGCTAGGAGGGCGTGATAAGGGAGGCATTATATCGACCGAGTTTCGTCACGAGTAACATTAAGAAGGCCAGTTCAAGCATATAGTCATATAACCGCTTGCTGGCCTTCGCTCTTTTCTAGCTCATAGTTACGCATGGCCTATTCGGGCGACACATCTTCTAAAGACGAAAAAAAGCCCACCAGCGTAGTCACTGGTAGGCTTTGCTATTCTATGTTTGGCTTAAGGCAGGCCAGCTGACTGGGAACTTGCTCATGGCCTGTTCCTGTATCATGCGGGCAATCTCTTGCGTTTCTTCTTGGCTATGATGATCGAGGCGTTGGTTGCACACTCTAGCAAATGCATGGAGTGAACCAGACCACCACCATTCAGTCATCATCGTCTGAGGTAAGATCATCCGTGCTTGCTCCGGTGCTACACCTTGCTCGATGAGCCTGGTGTAGTTTTTATGAGCTAACAGGTTTGTCTGCTCCAGGATTAGCTTCGGTGTGTTCTGGTCATCAACCTCGCCATGGCTTCCCTGCTTGCTGTTCTTCGGTCGTCCACGCCAGACAGTCGGGTTGTGGAACTCAGGTGGCTCATCGACGTAGCGACGTGACACCTCGTTCCACGACAGTCCAACCTGGTGCTTAACCAGCTGCCGGGCGACAAAGATTGGTGCTTTGATCCTGAACTGCAGGAAAGCGTGGGCAAAGGGTGACCAATGCCCATGCGTAGCAAGGTAATGAATGAGGCGTTCATCGCTCTCATCCATCTCCATGCTTTCTTTAGCGAATGAGACACGGGCAGCGTTCACGACCGTGAGATCAGAACCAAGACTGTCGATTAGTTCAACATTCATGCTGTTTTGCTCCAAGGGCAGTCGTATGACCAGCTGTCCTCAGTGCAATCGTAAACAGCTTCGCCATTGCATTTTGAGCAAGAGTAAAAGTCAAATGCTTCTTGTGTCATGTCCTGCCCACAGCACACTGGTATTCTTTCAAACTCAGTCTCACACCCCACAGCTGCCTCCATGTCCTGTGATGTCACAGATGTCATGCGTCTCAAGGATTTCTTCACCTTGCCTGTTCGAGGCTTCGGAGTAAGGCACTGATGTCAGTGGCTGACCACCACGGCTGCCGTCTGCGTAGCAAGTAAAGCCCCGCAGCCGGTGAGCGTATTTGGCTAACATTTGAGCAAATGGCTCAACTGTGTCCTCATTGTTCAGCTTGGTTCCCCAGGCTGGCAGGTTGATTGTCGAACTGATCGACATATCAACGTAATCCTGCACATCAGCCTGGAACTTCACCCGTCTTTCTGGGTCAGCTGCTAGGTCAATCGCACTTTCGATTGTCTCAGGATTAGCGCCGTATCGATCGATGAGGTCCTGCGCTGCGCTATCGACAACGTATTGGTAATGCCAGCGTGTACCGCCTTTGAGGTACCTGCGCTTGTAAGCGACAGCAAAGATCGGCTCGACGCCTGTCGATGTTCCAGCCAGGATGCCTATTGAACCAGTTGGTGCAATAGCCCGATTAGCAACAGGGCGACTGACGCTGAGAAAATCAGCAAATTCCTTCGACGCCTTGTCCGAGACAATCTTGTAGACATGTAACCACTTATGTAATTCTGGGGTGACATTGTACTTTTCTCCTCGTTGGATCAGCCATTCATGCATCCCCATCAAACCAAGGCCCAGACGACGGTTCTTTTCCCGTGTCTTTTTGATGCCTTCGTAAGGCACTTCGCCTCGGATGGTTCCACACAGTAGGAACTTTGTCGACAATTCGACGACATCAGCGAACTCACTGATGCTTTCAATGCGTGACAGATTGATCGAGCCAAGGTTGCAAACGTCATCTGGATCAGCCGAGGTGACCTCAGTACAGGCGTTGCGTAATGTCTCGTCGTCTTTCATGTAATTGAAGCTGAAGCCCGGCTCAGACGATTTGAGAGCCTGTTTCATGTTCTCCATGAAGACATCGCCAACTTCACCGGTTGCCCAGTAATTATGCTGCCACTCAGTATCGTAGTTGACGGAAATGTTGGTCATGTCCATCGGGGCTTTGAAGTTGAAATCAGCCTCTTTTAGCTTTGCCATGGTGGTGTCGCCCACCTGCATCTCATCCCAATTCTTCATGTTCAAGAAATCGTGGATGTCGCCATGCTTCCAGTGAAGGCTTGCGTACATGGCGCTGCGCCGTGACCCCCCTTGCATGACATTTCGGCCAATGCCGTTAACCAGTTCCATCATTGGTAATGGCCCAGATGCTTCACCACCGGTTCGGCTCAAACGCTTGCCTGAAGGGCGATAGATCGAGTAATCCACGCCGATACCTCCGCCAGACATGAGAGCAGATGTGGCCTTGTTAGCCAGCGTTGCCCAGTCTTCACGGTTGTCATTCTCAGCTTTGAGCAAAAAACAATTATTGTAGTATTTTACATCCCGGCCAGCGTACCAAAGGTAACGACCACCAGGGATGAACTTCATTTCGGTCATGTAGTAGACCAGTTGATCCACCTCAGTTGTCGACATTAGCCCGTCGCAAACTTCATGGACCAAGGTAGCAGCTAAAGATGCCCATGTTTCACATCCTTCGTGCCGGTATTTCAAATTGAAGATGTCTTCAGCGAATTTATTTCGAAACGTCATTTAAGTAATTCTTCCTCCTCTGGGGGTTTACTATGTTCTGGTTTTGTTCTCATTGTGTCAATCAATCTTTCTAGGTACCAACCTGCCTTCTCAACATCCTGTACCCCGGCTTTGTGATCACACCGCCAGTTGTATTTGATGATGTTGCCTCGGCAGAACGCAGCGAACCCTTCCGGGCCTAAAGCTGACCGAATCGCATCGATGCATTGGATGTCCCCTTGTGTGTAATGCGGGGGGCTGTTGACCATGTCTGGTTCTTGATTTTTCTTTTTCATTTGCATCTCCTCATGCTCTCGATTGAGCCTCATGAACTCCTCATGTCTGATGATTACGGGGTCCATAGGCGCACACTTTCAATTTCTGGGTGCCATTCTGACCAACGCAGTATTCGCACCAGCCTGGCTTGCCTAATTGCGTCGTCACGGGTCATGCCAGCTTTGATGTAAGCCTGTTCGACCGCACCCCAACTTGGGCGGCTGCCCAGGATGGTTGCCGCCTTTTTCTCGCCAATGCCCGGCACGCCCTTGATCCCGTCAACGCTGTCGCCCTTGAGGCATTGCATTAAGAAATTACGATCAGCCTCAGCTTCATCTATTGTCAGAAGTTCATCTGACATTGGTCTGTAAAGTTTACCTTTAATCGTTTTCAAATCTTTATCATCACTGACGATGATGCACTTGCCCACATTTGAAGGCATGGTGGCAAGGATGCCTAAGCAGTCGTCTGCTTCGAGCGTTGGTTTGCTAAATGTTTTGAAGTTAGCCTTTACCCAATCACACAAGGCAACGAAGCCTACTGGCTTGCGTGTACCCCGGCGATTAGACTTGTATGTTGGGTCTACTACCTTGCGAAAGTTGGCGTGTGGATCAGACAAACAAAAGACGTGTTCTTTGATGTCTAGCCGGTCTTCAATTCGTTTAACCTGCACCTCGAAGGCACGTTTGGCCTCAGCCACATCGGCGTACAAAGTCCACACATCGCCGCCCCAGTTAATTTCTGTTTCAGCTGAAATGGCTGCCTTCCAAAGCAGGATGTCGGCATCAATCAGTGAAAACATCAGACACCTCCGACATCCATTCCAAACCAGCCTCAGTAACCAACCACTTGTTGGTAAAATGACCTGGCTGGAGTTCGGTAGACATCAGTCCCTCACTGGCCAGCAATCCGATTTCGGTCGCAGCTGCCCGAGCAAAGTCTGACTTTGTGGTGAATGGCCGTGTACGGGCCTCTAGCAGCACCGAAAACAAAATGCCAAGCACTTCTTTTTCTTCATCACTTTTAGTGTGTATCTGCCCATGTGAGGCCGACTGAGTATTCTGCTTCGATTGGGCATTGGATTTTGAAAGCTCGTCCCGCTTCCGTTGCCAATCGGCAAATGAGATTACCTGCGTCATGCGGGTCTCCTTTCGTTTGAGTTTGTAATTCATCGTGGATGAAACTAAGGATTTGTGCGTCCATGCCTCGATGCTTGATTTCCTGGGTCACTAACTGGACCCACTTTTTCGCTAAGATTGCTGATGCTGACTGGATCAACACGTTCAGCGCCGAGTGTGCGCTGCGTATTGTTAGCTGCCGACCATCGAGGCCAATCAGATGTCCACGGCTTTCAAAGGCACGTTTAATCTGGTTCTGAAGGGTTTTGAAGGCAGGATTAGCCTTGTAAAACTGATCTCGCAGTTCACGGCCAGCCTTTGCCCCTTGGCCTATTGTCTCGCCAAGCCGAGCATCCCCGGCACCGTACAAAAGAGCGTACAAAAAAGTTTTCGCACTCCCCCTGTCGATCCCCAGGCGATCAGCGTTTTCTTGGTGTACGTCGCCTTCGAGAAGCTGTTTGGCGTACTCGCCATTGTCAGGCAGGTAATGCGCTAGCACCCTCGCCTCGATCGATGACAAATCTGCACCAATCAGCTGGCACCCTTCTTCCACTGTGAACAACTCACGACATTCTTTGCCGTAGGCTGCCCTAGTGGATGGCACCTGCTGAAGATTTGGCCCAAATGAGCTACATCGCATGGTGACAGCCCCGATCGGGTTGATGGTATGACGTAATTTGCCATCCTCATCGACCTTACGGAGCCAGGCTGCGTTGCCTTCAGCCAGCTGGCCGAGGCGCTTCTGCAGCATGAAACTACGAGCCAATGCTTGGGCTTCTGGGTATTCAAGCCCAACAAGCACCGACTCGCTTAACTTTGCGTCACCAGCTGGTGTGTATTCAGTCGGCTGCCAGTCGTATTTCTCTTTCAAGCAGCGTTCAATGTGGTGTCTTGAATTTGGATTAAACTTGACCGGCTTCGATTTAATGATCGGCACGCCCTTCTCGTAACCCAGCTTTGCATTATTAACTTTCGGCACGAACTCGGTGTCGATTGTCCAGCTGGGAAACAAATCCTGCAGCTGCTCTTCCAGCGTTTCTTTCTCCAGCTTTAGCTGTGAGTAAAGCTGCGTGGCCTTTTCTATGTTGAACACCCACCCTGCGTTACCAATCTGGTCGCAGATTTCAGCGATCTGGTGTTCAAATGCTATTGATTTTTGATTATGGCTATCTGGGTTCAATGCCCACCATAGCTTAGCCGTTACGAGTGTATCGAGACGGCAGTAATCTTCCATTTCTTGAGACCAGGCACTCCAATCGGTTGTTTTACCAAATGAACCCTTATGGACACCTAACCGACAACCCCACGCCTCAAGGCTATGCTTACCTCGAAGGCGCTTCGGCATTTCCGCATCGGTAAAACCTGCATTGAAATCGTCTGTGATTACGTCAGGCTTCAACATTCGGCCAAGCACAAGCGTGTCACGCCAGATCATGTCGTCCTTGAACGCAAAATCCGGGTACAGCTTGGCTATGGCTTTACGGTCGAATGTCGTGGAATTGTGGCCTACCAGCAGGTCAGCAGTATTCATGTGACCTAAAGCCTCTTCGATCCTATCAGGGCCGTATGATGTGACCTGATCTAGGTTGTCTAGATTGCGAATGGCTATTGTGTGGCAGGTGGTTAAGTCGGGTAGTAGATTGTCTGTCTCAATGTCAAAGGCGAAGCGCCTCAACGGTAATCACCAGATCCCGTTAAGGTCCCATTTTCTTTGCGCCGCCTGAGTTTTTCAAGGTTTAATTCAGCAACTTCCGACAGGCTAAAGCCAATGTCATTGCAGAAGTTTGCCAAGTACCAAAGAACATCTCCGGCCTCTAAAACCAAGCTAGACCGCATGTCTTCGGTCATGTATTGGTCATCGATCTGCACGTCGTGATCAGCTGGCATCCCGCTATCACGGATCAGCTTTTTGACCTGATTTGCTAGCTCACCAGCCTCCCCACACAGACCCAAGGTTGGGTAAGAAATGCCATTGTAAAACGCAAAATCAGCAGCTTCCTCTTGGTACTCATCCAGGCCGAAGTCATGAAATTCAAAAATCTCATCAACCTCACCGGTTTCTGCCTCAGGCAGTTGCTCAATCAGTTCACGCATTAAGACTGGCCTCCATTGGTCGACAACATTCTTGTTTTGAAAAATCCGTCATGTCTTGGGTTCTCAGCGTGGAACAGCCGTGCGTAGTAAGCCGCATGGTTATTGTTCACTTTGTAGCCATCCTCATCTGGACCATTACGCAGCATGGTGTGCCAGCGCACCATCTCAAGTATGGTTTGTATCCCGTAATGACTTTTGCCTGCCGCAATCGCTTTGTAAGCGTAAAGTTCAATCAGGTCGTAGACTTCAGGGTTTTCTGCGTGAAACTCACGCCATTTTGCTTCGTATTTGTTAAGCGGTGGTCTGTTATCATTGTCTGCACTAAATGACCGATGGTCATCTAAATCAAATTCAAGTTGTTCATTGAGCATCATCGCTCTCCTTTTCTGTTTGTTCTTCATCGAAACTCGCGACCGCTGCTTCAAGCAGACGGCCAGTTTCACGGTTGTATTGAAGTGTTCCGGCATCACCAATTTGACCTGAGAAACGGTTCTTCAACACCCGCAGCAAACGAATGTCGGAGTCTGGATCATCAGGGTCTTTCTGGATGCCTATGCAGCTGTCAGACAGCTGTGCTAGGGCGTGTGAGCCACGAAGCTGTGAAAGTTCCACCGCTGCGCCGGACTCATGCCCTCGCCCACCTGGGCGGGTCAAATGCGAGACCATGATCATGCCTATGTCCTCAGCCTGGACTAGTGTCCTGAAAGCCGTAGCTGCGCGATCGAGCATCCGGCGTTCATCGCCTTCAGCCCCGCTCACTAGGATGCTGACGTGATCGAGTATGACCCAATCGACATCCAATGCCCGGCTCATGTACTCGATGCGCTGGCAAATGACGTCAATGTCATTGGTGCCAAAACTATCGTAAAGAACGCAGGGATTGTCTTTGAACAGGTCATCAAACCCATCAAGCACCTCTTCATCTGTCGCCTGGCTTCTGTCAATGAGCAGGTTCTTGTTAAGATGAACGCCCACTAAGCCAAGCAAAGTGCGCTTCGGTGCCTCTTCCAATGAAATCAGACCGACTTTCTGGCCGGACATCATTAGATGATGGGCTATCTCTTTAGTGAATGTTGTTTTGCCAGTGCCGCTACCGGCAGCTAGACAAATCAATTCACGCTTTCTCATTCCTAACAGCATCTCGTTCAAAACGCTGTAGGGCCAGCTTATCGCACTGGCAGTCTCGTCAACGCTAATTACGTTTCGGTAATCCTGCGCCGACTTGATGCCGTCAGGGCGAAATTCCTTCGCCTGGAAAATGGCATCGGTGTATTCCTTAGATTTGCCCTGAGTAAGACAATCATTGACGTCTTTACAAGGCAGGTAAGCAATCTTGGCTTTACCAGTGGGCAACGCCTCAGCCACAGCCAAAGCGGCCTTTTGCCCAGCCTCATCCATGTCAAAAGCAATCACCACACTGGAAAAACCATTGATCCAGTCCCAGTTTTGCTTGATGCATTTGACTGCACCAGCTGCGCCATGACTGATCGAGGCAACTGGAAAACGTCCTTGATTCATTACTGAACCAGCAAGACAGCAGAGTTCACCCTCGGTCAAAACCAGCATTTTACCGCTGGACCAAAGGTGCGAACCAAAGATGGTAGCCTCCTTATGATTACCAACAGTGATGAACTGTTTGTCTTTGGTCCGCAGCTTCTGGGAAATGGGCTTTCCGTTCTTATCACGGTATGTGGCGATGTGAACTTCTTGCCCATTGTAGCTACCAATCAGGTAGCCAAACTTCTTGGCTATGGCCTCAGTTATGCCTCTAGCGGGGATCGCTTTTGCGACGCCCTTGAGTAGGCTTTTTTGCTGGGCTTGGCCTTGGTCCTGTACCGGCTTCGATCCGTTGTCATTTGCCGGGCTACTGGGTTCTTCACCCTCACTGTAGGTGTTACAGGAGAAACAGAACGTATGTCCGTCATCGAAAACTCCATTTGCATCTGATGACCCACAAGCGTCGCAGCTAGTGTGCATCACAAATGTGGAGTCGTTATTGTTGTTATTATTGCTGGCGGCTATCCGCATCTGGCCCTC